TTCTTAAAGATTTAACACTAGTGCTAATCGTATATAACATAATTAATACAAAATATATACTCATTTACATAATATATGTTTTATTGCTCTAAATTATAATTTTTTACAATAATATAAAAGAAATTTATTATAACGATATATAAATGACATTTTTGCGCTTATTAACAATATTATTAAATACTTTTATTAAATGCTGGTCTCTAGCTATAAAAATGAGACAAACACGAGTTTTAATGTATTCTCATTCATGTTCTTCATGTTCTTCGTGTTCTTCGTGTTATCCGTCTTATTTCCCATCCCATTCTTTAAATACAAATCATCATAATTGGTATGTTATCGGAGAGAAAAAAGAATTCTCACAAAATAAGTTATACAAAAAAACAATTTGGAACAATGATTATGTTGTTTGGAAAAATGGTGATGGTTTTTTTGCTATGGATAACCATTGTAGTCACAGAGGTGCTTCATTGGCTGACGGCAGACTGTCAGGAGAAAACGTATTGTGTCCGTATCATGGTTACGAATTTAATAGTAAAGGTGTCTTAACTGTTGTCCCTGGATTAACATTTAAAAACAGTATGTGCCAAAATATAAAAACATATCAAATAAAAGAAAAAAATGGATGGGTGTATCTAAATGTAAACGCTAGTATAAGCGAACCAGAAGTTCCTATATACGAAGAACCAGAAGCGTGTAATGTCAATTGTAGTGCGAATTTTTTAAATATTCCGTTGAACGCATATGCGCGGATTTTATCTGAGAACTCACTTGATGTCATGCATATAGCTTACGTTCACTCTTTTGGAAATATACAAGTGCCGAGCCCAATAAAAGAAAACCCGCCAAAACTTCAAGACGACTATCCAAATCACTATAAAACGGAATACGTATATTTGTCAGGAGAAGATTCGATTGCTAAAAAAATATTTAACAGTAGTTACTTAAATGTAGACAATGAATTTATTTTACCACACACACAGATCGTTCGTGTAACCTTTGATAAATTTGTTAGCACAATTGTTACAGCTGTTACACCAATAAATTTTACACATTCGCAAATATTTATGAAAACTTATAGGAGCTATTGGTATATTCCAGGTGCAAATAATATATTTCATAAGTTGTATAATGATATTTTTAATAGGATAACACAACAAATGATGGTAGACACAATTATGCAAGATAAAAGCATAGTAGAAAATATTAACCCAAAATATATGGACGGAAAATTTAATATGAGGTTTGATAAGTTAGGAAATGTATACCGTAAATTATATGAAAAATTTATCCATAAATTACATTTATAATATAAGATAGTAAACGACAAAATAAAGAAGGGCTTTTATTTCAAGTACTTTTGCCTACTAAAAATATTTTGAAAACATATTAGATTTTTTTAATTTAGTATGATTATTTATATTTTAAATATATATAATATATAAAATGTTAACACATACATTTAAAGTTGTTAATAATGATATAATAATAATTGATACTCAGAGCAATAAACAAAGCAAAGTATCTACTTATTTATCTACTCTAAGTACAGATGATTTGCAAAGTAGATTTTTTTGCGACATTATTAAAGATTCTCAAACTGGAACAAATATAACCAACATAATTGAAATATTGAAAACGTGTTTTTCTACAGGCAAAAAAAATATACCTAACATAAAAAATGATTATCACACAAAATTGATTAGTATAGAAAGACAACTAGACGGAGTATGTAAACCTTATGAAACAATATTAAAAAATATATTAAACACTGATACTATTGGAAGTAATACAAAAATTTCATATGCAGATACCGCATTTTGGGAAAGTGGTTTTGGTATAGAAAGAATATGTGTTAATAGTAGCGTTAAATCATTACAAACTTCTGCAGCTGTACTTGATCCAATTTCAAAAGATCCTGTTGCTGAATATTATAACCCTAATGTAATATTTGATAATACATTTGTAACTAGGTTAGGTTTTGTTGGTATAAGTCAGTGGAGTAGTAAACAGAGTGTGATTGATTCAAATAAATCAGAAGTCGAAATAATTTTTAATTCTGCTACATCTCCTGATCCATTACAAGGAACTGTAACGAAAGGTGATCGTGAAATATTCGCGAATTATTGTCAGGGAAATAATGAAAAAAATGGTGTGGTAAACAATTTATATAAACCTCCCGCTAGTAATTGTGACGAGATTGTAAAATATTTAGTAATCAAAGAATTAGGTGATGTGGCACAGGTATGGATGTATTTGGCTTATGTTTGTATTGTAGATCAAGAAAAAGACAGAACAAAATCAGTAATGATTACTACAGATAACGTAGTTTATACACTTTGTAAACTACTTCATTTGTCTTGTATAAATACAGGTTCGAGAGAAGGTGTTTTGTCAGGACATTGTACGTTAAAACACTATTTATCTGGAGACGTTGATTATAATAATAAATTTAAAGTTATGATTAAACAACAAAGTGAACGAATACTTCAACATAACCAAGCAACCAATATTTTTTTTGCTAGAATGTCAAATAAGATTTTCGCGTCTAAAATGCAATACTTAATATATAAACGAGGTAAAGAAGCATATGCTTATGTTAGTGTTCCACCTAGTACAGAAAAGGACTTAACTGCTCTTGCACAAACATACATAGGTTTGGTAACTGGATTAACTTATGCAGCACAAAGTGTTTATAATAAATATGAAGGTGTACTAAATTTAGCAAATGATTTAGCTGTCAATGCTGAGTATGATAAGTTTTTTGATGAAATAATAGAATGCATGTGCAAACAATATTTTACGAAATTGCCAAATAACAAATTTGTTATATTAAATACAGATGGTTTACTGTCAAAAATTCTTGACATTATATATGCAGGTGACCTGAATAGAAAGCCACAAATAACAGGTGCGGACTTTGCGGGTATTACAAATTACGAACCTGGAACAACTAGTTCAGCATCGTCATCTGGCGGAGCAAATACACTAATACAAAGTAGCAAATCTGGTGGTGGAGGTGATTTTAGTCATGGTTCTCAAGACTATTATGAGTGTCTCGTATTATGTTATACCAAATATACTTTAGAACAAGAATTTGGATATTCAATTGACGTATATCAGTATCCGACAAACATATATTTTCCGGTAAAATATAGTCAAATCGCTTACGAAATAGAAAAAAAAGGTTTTAAAGCATTTTCTGATTTTTTCACTTTTTTTGACAAAATTACTGATGATGAAATTATGACGCAAGGAGCTTATCTAAATAAATTAGTATTTTTAGCAGGAGATAGAGAAGATGAAACGATTGATATGATACTACCTTCCGAACCTTCTACAATTACTACAAGTAGTTCTAACACTAATCCGTTTAGTAGCCCACAATTTAGTAGCCCATCAGACAGTACCCCATCAGACAGTACCCCACCAAACAGTACCCCACCAAACAGTAGTTTATCAAATGATAGTTTATCAAATGATAGTTTATCAAATGGTAGCTACCCATATTATCCGCTCAATATCCCAAAATACCCAGATTTAAATGAAAACACGGGACTTACGACACCAAAACATAATGACTTGTTTAATGAGCCGCCTAGACCGTTTAGAGAACGAAACGATTTTAATCCATTTTTAGGATACAAAGATACTACAACTAAAAAGGGTTTGAAAAGGAAAGGACCTGATGACCCTGATGGTTACGTTGAACCTCCTAAAATGTGGGCAATTAGCTCAAATGGTTTATTTGGTCAATATGGTGAGCAATATGGTGAGCAATATGGAGGAAAAAATAAAAAAACACGTGCAAATAAAACGAGAAAAACTAAAAATGCAAATAAAACGAGAAAAACTAAAAATGCAAGAAAAACGAGAAAAATAATAAAAAATAATAAAAATAAAAAAACGAAAAAAAACAAAAAATAAATATGAACTTAAAGAATTATAAATATTTTAAATAAATGTATTTATTAAAAATAGTACTATTGTTGTTTAACATAGTAAATGTAAATTCATTCGTAAATATGAAACCAGTAAAATTAATAAATACACGTATAAAATACGATTTAAAAAATTTTACAGAAATAGAAAATAACATTTTATTTACAAAATTCAACCAAAAAGCAAAAAGTTTAATTCAGTTAACAAGACCTAAAAACATTATACCCACCATATTTTTATCTTTTTCTGGAGGTTGGATAATGGACCCATCCATATATTTATTTACGTCTATACCGTTCATAATATCTGTAGTTGACGCGGTTATTATAATGTCTACTAGCATGGTAATAAACGATATATACGACATAAAAATAGACAAAATCAATAGTCCAACAAGACCATTAGCTAGTGGAGAAATAAAAGCTATAGAAGCACTATTTTTCTCTCTATTTTTGTTGGGAACTTGTGAATATTTAACATTTCAGTTTATGCCAGACAATCTAAAACTGATAATACAACTAATAATTATAAAAATTGTGTTATACACACCAATACTTAAAAAAATGTTAATAATAAAAAATGTTTCATGTGCTACATTGGTGTCTTTTTCTTTATTTTTTTCTGGACTAGCGACATCAAATACAATTCTGGCTGGAAATAAAAACTTTGGATTATTGTTAATTGCAATGAGTTTAATTTTTGTCGGCTCTTGGACTAACGAAATTCTGCTAGATATACGCGATACTGAAGGAGACAAATATAATAATATTACTACGGTTTCTACAGTTTTCGGAAAAGAGACTTCATTAAAAGCATCCGGTACAATTTTAAATTACGGAATTGTTGCGAATACCTTTGCGATGGCATATTTATATGATAATTTACAAATATCTTTATTTATTCCTTTAATTTTAAATCCTCTTGTATTAAATTTGCAAAAAATAAAAAAACATAATTTTTCTAATGTTTCTATTGTGAATTATATGAAAAATTCTTATTCTCCTTTATTTGGAATATTGATTTATTTATGTATAATCGCTTATTTTTTTACACCTATAAACAATTAAAAATAATAAAACAAAATTTTATAAATAATTGCATTATAAAATATAGTATTATATTATATAATGCCAAAGTCAAAAACTATGAAAAATTTTTGTGTATTAAACAATGCAACAAAAAAATGTGTATCATCTGAAACGGCTGACGAAACTAGCAAACACTGTTATCGTAATAAAAAAACCCAAAGATGTCACAACTATCCTGTAGAATTTAATGAAACGACTACTTTCAAAGGTTTCGTAATGACCCAAAAAGCAAAAAAACATTTAGAAAAAATTATACTCAACAAAACACCTCTACAAATAACAAAAATGCGAAAAAAACATGAAGAAAATGAATTATATATTCCGATTGACGAGTATACTACAGACAAATCATTAAAAGATTATTTGGCAAACGAAGTATTAGAATTAGCAAACTACTATGCAATAGAAGAAAGCCAAGATATAATAAGCGTGAAAGCTATAAAACATGTCATCGAACAAGATAAAGATCTAGAGATCCTTTTGAAATAAAAAAATTTAAATATATTTTTTTAAAATTTTTTATAATGTTTTAGCGTTTGATTATAAATGTATGTTTTGAATTATATAAATTATATATTTTATATTTCATTTTATATTTTCTAATTTTCTGTAATAATACGTGGCGCTATATTCATTGTATTTAATTCTTGAAAGAGAAGTTTACATGCATATGGTATTTCAACATAAGCAAAGTCAACACGGTTATCACATGTTCTACAATAGTGTATATGCATTTGGTCGTTATAAGATGCGACAAGTCCACATTTTTTACATATGAATACAGAATATTTATCTGATACATCATACATTCGCTCTTTTGTAAACCTTGCTGCACCATGAGATACCATAGCGTCTTTTTCCATCTCTCCAAACCTTAGCCCTCCATCTCTACTACGTCCTTCTGCAGGCTGTCTTGTGAGATTAACCATAGGTCCAATAGAACGACTATGAGCTTTATCATTAACCATGTGTTTAAGTCTTTGATAAAATACAGGACCCATGAAAACACTACATTCATGCTGTTCTCCAGTTAGACCGTTATATAATAACTCGTTGCCGTGTGCTTCATATCCGTGCTTGATAAGTTCTTTACATATATCTTTCAAGTCAAATTCGCCAAATGACGTTCCATCGCCAAATAATCCGAGTTCCAATAAAACCTTTCCTAATATAGTCTCTTTTAGCTGTCCGATTGTCATACGAGATGGGATTGCATGTGGATTTATAATTATATCTGGTTTTAAGCCGCTCTTAGTAAACGGCATATCGCATTCTGGAATTATGTTACCTACGGTCCCTTTCTGGCCATGGCGGCTACTATTTCCAATTATTAGAGACGGTGAATGGTTACTTTCACGCATGTAATATGTATGAGAACTTGGCATCTCTATACAATAAACAATGCCTTCATAATCTATAAGTTTTTCCTCATTGGAAACGTTAACTTTTTTATTTATCCACGGCTGATTTTGTTTTGTAATAATACTTACTTTGTAATATGTATGTTGTTGTACGATAGTTACAATTTCTCCTGCTCTTGAACCCAAATTGCGTTTTCCTGTGCGCACTATTCCTGCTGGCTCTTCTGCTATTTTTATGATTCCAGAATATCCACAGTGAAGTGCTAGTCGAGATATATCATTTGCTAATTGGATGCTTATAGTTCCATATCTATCAAAAGTTTCACCTTTATATTCCATTTTTGAGCCATCGCCTTGCATTAAGGCATCTAACAGAATTCTAGATTGTCTCTCTGATAAGTTAAATGCATATTCAGGTAAATATTTATTTAACGCACCAACACTCAACAGCAATAATTCATTATATATTTCTGGATATTTTGAGCCAGATATATAATAATTACCATCCTTATGATAAGAATAACTAACATTTAACTCATTTAAAATTTCATTAATAAATAATATTTTTCTTTCTTTTAAAGCTGTGATAAATACTCTTTTATTATATTTATCGCAATTACCATCTGCAATAAACATTCCAACCAACCGTAACCAATCATCCATTTTATATTTTTCTTCACCTATTTCCATAAATTCAATATCGGGATATACGTTTGTCATTGTTTTCTGGAACCTTACCATTTTACCCATTACGTCTTGAGCTTCAATGAGCTCATAATTTGTACCGTAACGTGTTTTAACATATAATTTATGGTTTAACGTACATACTATTTCAACTTGTTTATTTTTAATAGAATACATTTTATCGTTATGTTCGTATTCAAATTTAGCACTAGGATATTCATATATCATATTACCATTTACGTCTAATGTGCAAACTTTATGGACGTTAATATCTATATCTTTAATTTCAACCCACCCTTTATCCGTCAAAACTTGTTGACTAGGTAACGCGCAAAATTTGTCTCCTATCACAGGTTTTCTTACTGTTCTTAAACGAACCTTTGCAAAATTATATCCTTCTCCATTTTTGTCTATATAATTTTTATCAATATAGGTTTCTTCAACAGTTTTATATATTTTACTCTGATCTTCAAATTTAATTACTTTAGTATGGTCGTTTCTATTTTCTTTAATAGGAGTAACCTTTGAAATAATGATATCACGGTTTTCTACTAGAGTATTTTCTGGAATGACGCCCTTTGAGTTTACCTTATTATAGTTTCCCATTTTCATACCTTTTGTTTTTGTGGAATCTGGTTTACATCTTATTTCTTCATCACCATTTATTTTTTGTTTGTCTTCATCTTTTTCAGTATGGTATACAGTTACTAATGCCATTCCACGATCAATCGACCCTTTATTTATCAGCAACGAGTCTTCCTGGTTATATCCAGTATGTGTCATGATTGCCACAACAACTTGAGTACCAGAAGGAATTTTATTTAGCTGTATCATATTCATAATACGTGTATCTACTAATGGTCTCATCGGATAGTTGAGAACATACGCCGTCTTATCCATTCTGTTTTCGTAGTTAGTAACATACACACCCATAGCTTGCTTACCTTGTGCACAGTTGCTTGACAAGAAATTTTTTCCAGCAATAAAACTATGATTATCTGATTCTACCGTTATATCAGAAATTAATCTATTTTCTACTTGTTCAATTTTAGTGATTGGTATAAATAACATATCATTATGCACAATAATATTTTTAATCCATGTTTCTATATTGTCTTCTTTTATATTGCGCATAGAAATTTTTCTACCATTTTTTAAACTCCTTACTATGTCTGAAACATTGCTTACTTTTATATTTAACTTATTTGATATTGCACTATTGGTATTTCCTTCACAATTTAATTGTCTAACCATTTCAATAAATTTTTTGTGTTCTTCAAATAATATTTCTTTATATTTTAAATATTCAATAACTACGGCGGATTCAGTATTTTTTGTGGTACAGTACCTATATCCAATATTATTAAAATATTTTATTAAATTTTTATGTTTATCTGAAATTTTATACGATATTTTTACTCTATCATTTGTTACTTCGGCTTTTTTTATATTAGAAACTTCAATATCAAATTCTTTAAATAATTTAATGCACTGTTCCATGAAATTTTCTAATGATTTTTTGAATTTAGGATTTATTTGTTGTGATGTTTCTGCGCAAATAAAATTATAGCCTTTATCAATTTTATTCCATCTAATTTTACATCCATCGCCACCTTGAAATCCGCTTAAAAATTCACGTTTTATTATTTTACTTCCATTCATAATCCAATTGGGAATACATTTTCTCTCATTTTCGGTTTTTTTACCATATGAAACACCTAACGCAATTAACAACGCAGGTAAAACCCCGTTGTGTGTAACAGAATATGTTGTATGAAATGTTCCATTGCATTCTCGTGTACCTTTATTATACTTGCATGTATTGAAACCACATAATTTTAAATCATTTTCAAAATCATTAACATCTTTTTCTGTTCCAAAATCAAAACTACACGATACAAATTTATTACCGTTTCTTTCATAAAGATTTATTGAGCCGTCTGCTAATAAAAATCCAAAAACCCTTGAAATAACAGGCATATTATAATTATTACTATTTAATGGTAATAAGTTGCATTCAATTAATTGTTCAATATGTTTGTTAATGGAACTTAAGTTGCAACCATACTCAATAAACAAAGTTCTGAAAGTATTTTCTGTTAAAATTTCTTCAATAATTATTTTTTCATTTGAAGGTGCATTATCTTGATATGGCATTATGCCTATCATCGTTTCATTTACGGTCATATTTCTTACTTCACACCATCCGTTTGTTGTCATAAATTTGTGGTCTTCTGTTGCTACTATTTCTCTACCACTTAGTGTTGTTATTTTATATATATTTTTTGTTGTATTTCTTATGTAATGGTTTACTACTTTTGTATATGAAATAAGCATTGTTTTTGGATTAAAACATACAACTTCGTCACCAAGTTTTATATCTTTTATAGGAATTTTAAAACCATTACTCAATAAAACAGTTTCGTTTATATCTAAACACTGGTACGTGTTTCTCGGGGATTGATTATGTTCGGGGAACGGAATACAAGAAGCTAACACACCAAACATCGTGGAAGGATGAATTTCACAATGCGTATATTTATGTATTTCATCACCATTTTTATCAATAATATCCTTGGGTTTTGTAGCGATTAACGATAAGCTTTGCTCTTCAGGGTCAATATATTCTAATACAGCTTCATTCATTTTAGAACCTGTTAGTAAATTATCCCATTGTAGCTCTTCTTTATTTAATTTATCTATAATACTTTTATTAATTAATAAATTTTTATTTTTAACTCTTAATAATGGTCTTGTCAATCGTCCACTATCATTACAAACACGTATTTCTCTAAGTTTATAGTCAAAGGTAATCGAAGTATAAATATTAATAATTCCCATATATTTTTTTTCCTTGAGAGCTAAATATAGCTCTTGAGGTGTTTCCGTAATACCAACCCATGCGCCATTTATAAATACTTTTACTTTTTCATGCATACCTATTGGAGTAATGCTTTTATCATCAATTTGAATAATATTTGGCAGTATATATTCGTATAATGGCAACGAATTGGAATAAATAGTTATATGTGTCATATAACTTAAATTTTTTACTACACCAACAGACTGACCCTCCGGAGTTTCCGCGGGACAAGTATAACCGAAAGACGTGTTGTGTAGTTTGCGCGGAGGAATTAATTTTCCACTTTTGTCTGTTGGTGTGGAAATTCTTCTGGCATGGCTTAAGCTGGATACATAGTTCAACCTGTTTAATACCTGAGCAACGCCGACTTTATTGGAGTTTGTATGTTTAATACCAAAATCGCCAGTTGATAATGCTCGTTTAAGTCCGTTTTCTATTGTGGTAGACTTAATAATTTTATATATATTAGTTAAATTTATAATATTAAGATAGTCATCTTTCGATTTCCAAGAGCCGGTATTAATTTCTCTGATGATTTGCTTTTCCATATCTTTAACAACTTTATTGAAATAATTTCTGTATAAATTGTTTAAAAGTGAGCCGGTCAAATCAATACGTTTATTTAGATAAGAATCTCTATCATCCTGTTTAATGATTTCAGAAGAAGCAAGAAGTAGCTTATTAGCCATATATCCTAAGAAGTAGATTTTTTGAGATAAGTTATGACAATGTGGAAATAAATCATTATTCAAAATATCTAGTGTAAATTCGTGTTTTTTTTTGATTCCAGTTTCTTTATCCATATTAATAGGAGTGTACATAACAAAACTTGTTATATACTTGATAGATTCTTCCTGTGACATGTGTTTATTTGCCTCGATAATAGATGCTTGTAATTCTTCCAACAAGTCTTTATTTTTCTCATCACATATATTTAGTAATATTTTCTCGCAAATTTCTTTGTCAGTTAAGACACCTAACGCTCTAAACACGATAAATAGTGGTATAGGTTGTTTAACTCTCGGTAACTGGACAGTTATTGGATGTCCGAACCCATTGTTTTTTGAGCTAATCATCATATTAATTTGTTTAGGAGAAATACATTTAAAATCAGGAACAGACTTAACCTCAGCAATCCAGTTATATTTTGTGTTATTCTTTGACACATTAAAACAATATACGCGATTTTCGGCAGCACGTTCTTGACCCAACACAGTCTTTTCAGACCCGTTAATAATAAAATATCCTCCTGCATCAAATTTACATTCACCGGTTTGAGTATTTTCAAAATGCTTATACTGGTTTAATACGCAAATATTAGATTTAAGCATTATTGGTAACTTACCTATATGAATTTTAGGAATTGTTTTATAAAATGTTTGGGTATTTTCTAAATTTTGACCATTGCGAACAACGTATTTTATGTTTAGATCGACTGTTGTCGCTGACGCATATGTAAAATTTCTGAGACGAGCTTCTTGAGGAAACATTAATTTAATTGCTCCATTATTTTCGTAAATTTGTGGTCTGTATATTTGGAAATTTTCAAATGTTACAAATATTTCTAAACTATATTTTTTAGATACAGGATCAAAATCATTTTCCGAAACAATATTAACTGGATTAAACATTTCAATCGTTTTAATAATTTGGTATCCAACAAAATTATTATACGATTCCAACTGATGTCTAACAAATCTCTCAAGGTGTTGACCTCGAAAGTAAGACTCTATAATATTCCAAGGGGTTTCAATATATTTATCATTTTCAATATCAAATACTTCATTTTCATTATCATTATTATCCATGTTTTTGTTAGAAATGTTGTTTAATTGATTCATCTTTTTGGAGACCTTTGCTATATTAGTTGATTTCATTATTTTGGTTATTTATTATTTCAATTTAATTTTAAATTGTTTTATTAATATAATTATATCTAGTAAAATGTTCACAATTATTATATTTGCAAAATAATATAAATGTACTTATTTTAATTAAATATAATATGCCGAAAAAACAACGGAAACAATTATCATTGGATCCAACAAAAATAAATAATTTTAATAAATTTCTAATTACTTTGGACCAAAATGACGATTTTAAACCAATAATAAAAACTGAACTAAAACCAATAATAAAAACTGAACTAAAACCAACAAAAAAAACCGACTTTAACACAGATTTAAAGGAACAAATAGATATATTACTAGAAACGATTAATGCGAATTTTAAAAAATCAAACTATAATGCTACATGTTTTACAGGTAAAACAAAGGATGACATAAATTCGCAAAATATTTCAGAAAATCCAAATAACTATAGTAAACTCTATAATGAAACTCAAGCTATACAGAGTAATAAACAAAATATAGAATATAGAGAAGTTATTGATATTGATGTGAGTATAAATAATATTGATGATGTTTTATCCTTAATAAAAAGATATCAAAATGACCCAGCCATTAAATATAATATAAACATGAAAGCGTTACATAACATAAAAGAACCTCTAGAGGAACTAAATAATATGATAGGAATGAATGAATTAAAAAATAATGTTTTAGATCAAATTTTATATTTCGTCCAAGGATTACACAAAAATAAAACAAGTGCTTCATGCGACTATATGCACACAGTGATTTATGGACCACCGGGAACGGGAAAAACCGAAATCGCGAAAATTATGGGAAAAATTTATAGTAAATTGGGTATTTTGGGTGGTGATAATTTAAATTCACGTGAACCACTCTTTAAAAAAGTTACTAGAAGTGATTTGATTGCTGGTTATTTAGGTCAAACAACTTTAAAAACACGCGATGTAATTAAAGATGCGTTAGGTGGGGTTTTATTTATTGATGAAGCGTATTCTTTAGGTAACTCAGAAAAAAGAGATAGTTTTTCAAAAGAATGTATAGATACCTTATGTGAAGCTCTTAGTGACTATAAAGATAATTTAATGGTTATTATAGCTGGATACGAAAAAGAGTTGAAAGATTGTTTCTTTGATTATAATCAAGGACTAGATTCGAGGTTTACATGGAGGTTTAAAACTGATAAATATAGTGCAGAAGATTTATATAAAATATTTGTAAAAAAAGTAAAAGAAAATGGGTGGGAAATTCATGAAAATTCAAAAATAAATATTGAATGGTTTGAAAAAAATAAAGATTATCTTAGGTTTTATGGAAGAGATATTGAGACTATATTTGCTAAAACAAAAATCGCTCACAGTAAAAGGGTATTTTGCAAACCGTTAAGTGAACAGAAAAAAATAAATCTGGAAGACTTAAACAAAGGGCTGGAAATTCATCTTAAAAATGAAGATATTTCTAAAAAAAAAAATGAAGAACAATTTAAAAAAATATTACAAAGTACAATTTATTGTTAATGTGTAGTTATTTATTAATTATTTTTATTTGATATAATAAATGTCAAATAAAACAATATCTATAAATCCGGCTTTATTTAGTATAAAAAAAAATAAAACAAAAAAAAAAAAAAAAAATAAAAAAAATCAGATTAATTTAATAAAAAAAAAAAACAAACAAAAAAAAAAGAAAAAGCTCAGCCAAAAATACAACCACTTATCTCGCCAAACGTGTTGAAAAATAAACTTTTAAAAAGAATAAAAGAAGCAAAAAATAATGAAAATAAAAATAATAATTTAAATGCTAAAAATGAAACAAAAATTAATGACATAAATAATAATTATGATGATGAATTTAATGAATCAATTAACTATTTACAAACAGTTTCCAAACAAAAAAAAAATGATGAAGACAAAATTAAAAATGATTTAGCTAAACAAAAAAATCTTGAAATGCTAGAGAGAAAAACATTAAAAAACTATCAGTCAAGTTACAGCAATTCGTTACCCATTGTAAATGTAGATTTGCCAGAAGAGTTAGAACAACCTATAATTAATACAGAATACGTTAGTTCAATCAACAATAACATAATAACAAGTGATCAAGTACCTTATGGAGTTTTAAAAAACGGAATTAAACCGACTTATAGAACTTGGAACAAAACGCAAAAAAATTTAATAGTTACAAATCCTGAGTCTTCATTAATAATTCAACCGAATATAAATGCTTCAACAAATAACGCTAGAGAAAACAGATTAAGAATGTTAAGAGAAAAATTAAAAAATAATACAAATGATAATATTTTAATGACACAAAATTTAATTCAACCGCCAAAATTGCAAAATGATCAAAACCAAGTACAAATGCAAAACCAAGTACAAATGCAAAACCAAGTACAAATGCAAAACCAAGTACAAATACAAAACCAGGCACAAATGCAAAACCAAGCACAAATACAAAACCAGGCACAAATGCAAAACCAAGCACAAATGCAAACAACACCAATAAGAATTAAAAGAACAATAAAAAAAAAATATACGTTAGGAAAATCTAAAATACAAAATAGCGTTTCTGTTTTATTAAAAGACAGGGGAACTCGTAAAAACATTATATCAGCGCAGAAAGAACTAAAAAAAAAATCGATTAATGATGTTAAAACATATTTAAGAGATCATAATCTGATAAAAATCGGTAGCGATGCTCCCAATGATATTATCAGAAAAATTTATGAATCAGCAATGCTAGCTGGTGAAATTACAAATAACAATACTGACACATTATTACATAATTTATCAAAATCCGATAATAATTTATAAAATATTTAAAATATTATGTTATTTTAAATGGAACACACCAAAAATGAAATGTCACCTTATGCAAAACAATTTTTCTCGTCATTAAAACAATATTTAGATACAAAAATATATTTTTATGGAAGCATACAAAGAAATGACTATTTGCCAAACCATAGTGATATTGATGTAGACATATTTACTGATAACGAAACAAGTACAATCATAAAATTACAAAACTTTTTGGGAGTAAAAAGATATGAATTTAAAAAAATTGTCTATAAATTACACAAAACAAATAAGGTTGTATATGGTCATAAAGTTAAATATGAAAATCCGACATATAATTTTTCAACCGAATTGTCTATTTTTGACGAAAAATACAAAGATAACATTTTAATAGAACATAATTCAAAAAAAACATTACCATTTTATATATCAATTTCGCTAATAATTTTAAAGACAATATATTACAAATTAAATATTCTATCTAAACGCGTATACATGAATATAAAAAATTTTCTAATTGATAATATGATTGACGGGAAAAAAAGCGAATACATTACGACAGAAGTTTCAAAACATAAAGATAAGGATAATGATAAATAATATAGATTTTATTATTTAGTAAACAGTATTACACCTTTTAACATTTCAAACGCCGATTTTTATATAATTTGCTCTATATAAAAATCGGCGTTTGAAATGTTAAAATGTGTAAAGAAAATCATATAAATATAATCATATAAATATAATAGATGGCGCTAATTAAAGAATATTTTGAATTAACAAAACGTTATCAAAATGAATATGGAGATAACACAATACTTTTAATGCAAGTTGGTTCTTTTTTTGAAGTTTACGGCATATGTAATGAAAAAATGGGAACGATTTCTGGAAGTAGAATTATAGATTTTTCTCAAATATGTGAACTAAACATAGTAGAAAAAAATTCTTGTATAGAAAAAGATAATGTAATGATGGCTGGTTTTAAAGATATACAAATAGAAAAATATATAAAAAAAATACAGCAAGCTGGCTTTACTGCAGTTGTATACGTTCAAGACGAAGCATCTAAAAACACTACGCGAAGTTTAGGAGGTATTTATAGTCCTGGAACTTATTTTCAAACAGATACACAAGCTCTCACAAATTCTATTACATGTGTTTGGGTTGACTATATAGAAAATAAAATTTTGATGAAAGGTAAATTCGTAGTTGTTGGTGTAGCAAATATTGACATTTATACCGGAAAAACGAATATTTTTCAGTTTAGAGAGAAATATATAAATAATCCTACTACTTACGATGAATTAGAAAGATTTATTTCTATCTATAACCCTAGTGAAATAATACTAATAAGTAACTTACCTGAAGAAAAAGAAATAGAACATATTATAAGTTATGCAGGAATAAATAGTAGTTTAATTCATAAAATTCATATTATGGAAACAAGCGAGCAGACAGAAAAAATTAAGAAGGTTTTAAATTGTGAAAAACAACCATATCAAAAAGAAATTTTGTCGAAATTTTATAAATTTGATGACTTTGATGTATTCATACAAAATTTTTATGAAAATAATATAGCTACTCAATCATTTTGCTACTTACTAGATTTTGTTTATCAACATAACCCGCACCTTGTTAATAAACTATCTGAACCTATATTTGAAAATTGCTCTACCCGACTAACTTTAGCAAATCATTCATTAAAACAATTAAATATTATTGATGACGGAAACGTAAAATCAAGTAAATATTCATCTGTATCTCAACTATTAAATAATTGTCAAACGCCTATGGGTAAACGAAAATTTTTATATAATTTTTTACATCCTATTTATGACGAAAAAATGTTACAAAAAGAATATGATATAACAGAATACTTATTGGGACATTTTGACAATTTTAATAGTCTTCTTAAAATGAGACTTCCTTCTATAAAAGATTTATCAAAATGGGAACGCTCAGTATTTTTAAAAAAAATTTCACCAAAATCGTTTTTTAATTTATATAATAATATAAATACAATAAGAGATATTTTTAATGAAATAAAACAAGATTGCACAATAATGAATTATTTAAATATTTATGAGCATAATATATCAAATATAGAAGAATATTGTAATGAAATTATAAGTTATATAAATAAAAATGTAAATATTGAATTAATTAAAAATATAGACCAAATACAGCAATTTGAAACAAATTTCATTAATATAAACGTTAATGAAGAATTAGATAAAAAAACAGAAACATTGCGCGAATCGGAATTGAAGCTAGAAGAGATTAGAAATTATTTAAGTTGTTTAATTGAAAATAAAGAGAAAAAAAATTCTAAAACAAGTGACTACGTAAAAATTCACGAAACGGAAAAAAATAACTTAGGTTTAGTTTGCACAAGTAGAAGGTGTAAATTACTTTCAGACGCACTACCAAAAGATCCGACTACAATACAGCTATCATTTAACTTTAATGGATTGACTAAATATTTTGATTTTAAAATATCTAAAAGTATATTTGCATTTGAAAAACAGTCTTCATCAAATAATTTTATAGTTGACGAACAAATTAATATTTTATGTAAAAATATTTATTCCGTCAAAGTTTCAATGAAAGATTTGATTACTGTTGTTTATAACAAATTTGTAGAAAATTTCGAATTTTATCAAAATATGCTTGAAAGTATAATAAATTTTATTACTTTAATAGATATTCTACATAATAAATGCTCAATTGCAACAAAATTTAATTACTGTAAACCCGTAATTGTTGAAAGTGAAAAATCTTTTGTAGACGCAAAACAGTTGAGACATTGTTTAATTGAACGATTTCAATCTAACGAGGCATATGTTACAAATGACGTAGTTTTAGGAAATGGAACAACCGATGGAATATTACTTTACGGGACTAACGCCGTTGGTAAAACAAGTATAATTAAAGCGTTGGGTATTGCTGTAATTATGGCACAAGCAGGTCTTTACGTGCCATGCACTAGTTTTAGCTACAAACCATACAAATATATTTTTACACGTATAATAGGTAACGATAATATATTTAAAGGTCTATCTACATTTGCAGTCGAAATGTCTGAACTCCGTACAATATTACGTCTTGTAGATGAAAACAGTTTAGTACTTGGAGACGAGTTATGTTCAGGAACAGAAACAATGTCAGCCATTAGTATATTTGTTGCCGGAATTCAAGAATTACATAAATGTAAAAGTAGTTTCATTTTTGCTACACATTTACATGAAATTGTAGATTTTGAAGAAATAACCGTGTTAGATAATGTAAAAATTAAACATATGTCTGTAGTTTATGACAAGGAAAAAGATATGCTTGTTTATGACCGAAAACTTTGTGATGGTCCTGGTAGTAATATGTATGGACTAGAAGTTTGTAAGTCATTAAGCTTGCCCAATGATTTTATTACACAGGCCTATAATATTCGTACTAAGTATTGTCCTGAAAACGGTAGTTTACTTTCTCTCAAAACGTCACATTTTAATTCAAAGAAAATAATTAATATGTGTGAGAATTGTGGAATAAATCCCGGAAAAGAAGTACATCATTTATATCATCAAATGGATGCAAATTCTAACGGAATTATAGTAAACAAAGATACTGTATTACATAAAAATAATTTAGCAAATTTAATGACCCTTTGTGAAAATTGTCATAACAATATGCATAATAATTTTAAAAAAGGAGGTAGACGAGTTAAGACTAGTAAAGGTGTTAAATTACAACAAACAAAATAATAATAAAATAAATTTATATGTAAAATTAAAAATATAATATAATTATATAATGGAGGCTTCTTTTTTTGTAAACAACAACAATAACAACAATAACAACAATAACAACAATAACAACAATAACAACAATAACAACAATAACAACAATAACAACAATAAC